AATATATTGTTTAATTTCTTGATCTATTTCTTCTGATGTCATATCACCAACATCGTTTTTTGATATATTTGGTATAAATATCCTATAAGTGTTTTGACACTTCTTTTTTATTTGTTCAGCAGCTTTTTTGCCAGCATCATCAGAATCTGTTAATATTATAAGAGTCATAGCTCCAGACGAGTCTAATAAAATTTTCTGTCTATCGCTTAAAGAAGAACCAAAAATTGCTACGCTATTATGGATACAGTTTTCTTCTAATCTCCATACGTTGCCTGGACTCTCAACTATAACCGCCATGCCAGTTTCATAAATATGGTCTTTAGCAAACCAAAAGTTATATAAATGATTTTGGCTTTTAAACTCGGCACTATGTTTCCATTTCGGATAAAGCCATTTCTTTTCGTCGGCAGGACATCCAATAGATGGATCGTGATAACACCTACATTCTTCGCATTTTTCAAATATGCTTCTTCCTGTACAGCCAACCATATACTTATAGTCGTTATCATATATTGGCACCACAACCCTACTATTCATGGGTTTATTAGGATTGCTACATAATCCTACATCATATTTTATAAGAGTTTCTTTAGCATAATTTCTATTAATATAATAGTTTGCAGGAATTTGAATAGACTTTATTATTTGGGATCTGTTTATTTTATTACTTGATGATTCTGTTTTACTATGTATATAATTGATAATATTTGTAAAGTTTTTCTTTTCTTTTTCTACCTTAGATATTTTTATACTAGATAAATCTTTATTTAAAAAAGCTTGAACATAATCCAGCGCCTCATTAAAAGAACAGCTAGGATCTCCAGGTTCCAACCATCCATATTTTTGATTAGAAATAATGCCTCGTACAAAGCCAATGATTGAAGATTTAAATTCTTGTTCACAGTTATGGGTTCTGCATTTCCAGTTTCCTCTATATGTTTCTCCTTCTGGGTATATGTTTACAGCAGACGGATTATCTCCACCATGTATAGGGCAACTCATAGATATCATTTTGGAGTTTGTTTTGTAATCCAAGTCAAAAGTATCTAGTAAACTTTCTATGTTGTCGCATAGATCGTCACACAATACTTTTAGTTTTGCTTGATCAATTGAACGGTATTTCTTCATAGTTGTCATCTGATTCTTCATCTACAACAAATCCTTCATCATCGGTTTTATTATTGTTTAGTAGTTCCAATCTGGTTTTACCTTCTGTAATTTTTGCACACCAGCCTTTCATATAACAGTTTATGTAATCATTATCGTCTAATCCTCCTCCATGTCGGCTTACTAGTGGTAAGAGTTTTCTATTACCGTTATTGGGTCCGTCTTCTGCTATTTCCTCATCACTCTTACGCTTAAAAATACTAAAATTACTACACAACCAAATAATTCTGTCTGAACCGCTTGCGGTATCTGTACTTTCTTTGGTAATGCCGTCTCTATTTAATTGAATAAATGCGACAATTGGAACTTGATACCTTACAGCAAAATTATGTAAACTTGTCATCATAAAACCAAGAACTTGATATTCTTTGAGGTCTTGGCTCATACCCTGACTATCCATTAATTTTAGATAATCATAAAATATGACACACTGTTTTGCTGTTCCGTCTTCATTTAGTCCAACCTCTTTGAGAATCCATCTTCTCATAATTGCTAACTGTTCTTCGAATGGTTTGCCAGCAATACTTTTGTAAAATAATCTAGTTGCTTTTAGCTCTTGTGCTGCATCTACGATTTTCTTTTTCTTGTCTGGTGATTCTGCAAACTTACCTGTTTCTATAGCATTAATCTCAACTTCTGTCATCATACCCAACACTCTATTCACATGGTCTACAGTATTCATTTCTGTGTCCATGTTTAGCACTGGTATATTGTGTTTGTGTGCGATGTGAAATCCGATATTATCTGATAATAATGTTTTACCTGTTTTTGGTCTTGCTGCTATTACATTTACAGTTCCTTTTCTTAAACCTCCACCGATAGCTTGGTCATAAATAGGAAATCCTGTTGGAATACCTATTTGATCAACTTTATTTTCCTCTAGGCTTTTAATATAGTCATCAATATCTTTGCCAATGCTAACTGGATTATTATCGCTGTCATTCAGCAAAGAAGAGAAGTTGAAAACAGCATCTTCAGCAACGCCCATAATAGATGCTATAGGCTCCGTACCGTTTATTTCTAAAAGCTTATCACCGGCCTGTTCTAATTGTTTTCTTAAAAGTCTAGCAATTTCTAGTTTACGAATTTTAGCAGCGAACTTTCTTACATTTTCCAAACTTACAGGAAAATCAAGAATAGCCTTTAGGTGTTGGGCTTCTTCTTTTTTTATGAAGAAATTTGAAACACCAATATCCTGTGCTGCTGAATAAATCGAAGCTACATCAATCGAGGGTTTTTGTTCATTCTCAAACAAATACTTTAAACACTTATATATAATACTATTACTGTCAATAGTAAACGAAGTGTCTTGAATAATATCTGCAACGTCTAAATAGGCATCTTCACCATATTTACAGATTCCCGCCAGTACAGCCCTCTCGGAAGCTGGATCACACAATATCATTTTTTAGCCTGCTGATGTTGAACACTTGTTACACTTATATCGTTCTATGGACTCTACTAGACTAGGATTTACTTTTTCTGTTCTTCCACAAACTCTGCATTTTACTTCTGCTGGTTTGTAACTTCTAGATCTTTGTGTTGGTGGTTGTATTCTTAATTTTTTATCAATTTCTACATCATCTTTATGCATTCTAGATTCTGTCATGCTATCAAATAAATTTTTGCGTTTTGGTTTTTTTGTTTGTCTAGTTTTTCGTTTAGTCTGTTTCGGTGCTATGTCTTCGACATCATCCGACAGACCCTTTTGTAAAATGGCTATAAGCTGTTTGATATCATCTTTATCAAGACCCATTTTTCACCTTATTTCTTTGAATAGATATTAATATATCAGATAAGTTTTTAATGCCATTTGCTAGATAAGACAATCTATCAGATCTTTGTTTTGCAAATTTTTTAATATTATTTAACGATTGTGCTTTGTCATTATGTTTAATCGCTTGTCCGGCCTTCTCCATATATCCGTAGCCTTTGTAATTATTAATTTCATCTGCTATCGTATCTTTTATTACTTCTTCTGCCCAGTTATATCTAGCTATTTCTCTATTAATTGTTCTTTGAATATGAAAAGAAAATTGTCCTAATCGGTATGAAATTTGAGCACAATCTTCTGGTCCAAGCTTTTCTAATGTATCTCTATTCATTGTGAGATATTCATTTAGTTCGCTTTCTGGCAATACGTCGTTTTTGTAAGATGGTAAGCCTATAGAATTCTCATACTCATCTAATATATCGTCCCAGTATTTTAATTCTTCTTTCGAGGATTTATGCATTTTTTAATCTCTGTTTCCATTCTTCAATATTTTCGAAATGAGGAAATACCACATAAGTTATGCCGTTAATGTTGCACCATTCTTCTTTCTCTCTGTCTCTTTTTTGTGATTTTAAATATGTCAACATATTACTGTGATAAAATGGCACAAACTTATAGTGTTGTTCTCCGTGGACTTCTACACATAGTTTTTTGAGAGGTAAATAAAAATCCAAATATAAAGTTTCGCTTTTTCTTAATGGAATAGTTACTTCTTCTAGTATTTGTAGGGTTGGGAAAGTATTAGTAATCAATTCTCTAGCCTTGAGATGAAAACTAGAGCGATTATCTATCTTACCACGAGCCATGTTGCCTGTCAAATGCCATTTATGGCTAATTCCATCTAAATCTTTTACTTGCATTTAATTCCCATAGTCTCTTTGATAGCAGAAACTAAATCTTCATAAGCTTGTGGATTTTCTAATAGGAAATTTCTAACTTTTTCTGTTCCTTGAAATTTAGGTTTATCCGGTAGTGCTGTTAGTGTATACCAAGCCCCACCCTTATGTATCAATCCCATATCTGATCCTAAACATATAGCTTCCATATATTTATCAATACCTTGTCCATATCTAATATAGCTGGTAATTTGACCCCCAGGAGGTCCGAGAGCAGAACAAACCACTTGCCATTGAATCTCTTGTCCGATTTGACTACTATCTGAACTAAGTACCCAAGGCTTAAAGGTCTTAGCTCTTAACTTAATATCTGTTTGATAAGCAATAGCCTGACCACTCTTCTCCTTAAATTCTGCACCATATCCTGTTGGATTGCCCATTAAGTGAGTAATTCCAATAACAATATTTTTATTAACAGGAATAACATTAGCTACTTTACGACAAAATTTTGCTAATAATTTAGCACCATCTGCCCTTTGCATTTTATCCATTTCGCTAGTAATCTCCGCCTCTGTGCATAAAGCAGAATAGGAGTCAATTATAACTACCGATCCTGGTATTTCATTAATAATTTTTTCGGCTATCTGTAGATATTCTTCTGCGTGTAGTATCTTACCTTGTTGACTGCCTATAACATGAAATTTAGCAAGATCGAGTCCGGGTATTCCTTCTAGGTCTCTTTTTTTCAATCTACCTTCGATGTTTAGATAGTACACTTCTCTCGGATTTTTAAGATCTCCTTGATATTCTGGCCTTTGTGCCGCTGCTGCAAAGTCTAATGACGTTGTTGTTTTTCCGCATTTTGGTTGTCCCGTAAACACAACAAAACTTCCTTCTGGGATGCCACCATTTAATACAATATCTAGAGAAGGACTAACAGGAATTATAATAGACTTTCTATCAACCACAGCATTACCACTAAGTATAATATCATCACCAAACGTTTTTGTTACGTCTTCTTTAACGCTCATTATCTATGTCCTTTAATTTAGAAAATATGTTTTTATTGTTCTTTGTTTTTGATCCAAATTTAATATTACTAGGTCTTTTTAGATCCACAGTAATAGAGGTATTTTCCGCATCGAACTTTGATTGTTCTGATTCTATTATAGGCAAAAGGTGTGGCGCTCGCAGAGAGTATATTTTTTCTGCCTTAGAATTATTTAAAGCTCTTACTATCGCCGTATCGGAATATTTCTTCAACAACTTATGTGCTGAGCCTATTTGATTTCTATAGAAGGTTGACCATTCTTTGTTGAGCCAAAATCTATAGTGTAAATCTAATTTATTTAGCTTGGCTCGTTTTTCACATATTAATTCTGTGATATACTGAGCGGCAGTTACTTCTTTACCGTTAGAATATTTAGACGGATATTTTTTATTAGCCATTTGGCCTATAGATAGAATTATTAAAGCGTTTCGATGGTCTTGTTGTGCTATTTTTTTTGAACTCATCATTAACTTGAGAAGCACCCTCTGTCATAATGCTAACATTATTAGTTTTTTTTACCGAAGTGTGCCTAATCATAAGATCTTGACTTTTGCTTTTTTTCAATGGCGTTGGTTCTGGCGTTGCGTTGATTATACCATCAACTATAGCTTCTGCAACCCCAAGTTCTAAAGCAATGTTAGAGATAGACATCTTCGTAGTTTCGTATAAATATTTCACAGCGTACTCTATTTCTTTTGTTTTCTTTTTAGTTTTAGCCATCAGACCATCTCCCTTTCTGCATTGTTTAACCATGCTATGTTTTTGGTAGATAAAAAGTTTAAATATAAATCGAATACTTTTTGATTTACTTCTTTGAATTCAAATTCTTTTCTGCCTATTTTAGCTATAAACTTTTCATTTTTTCCTTCGCTAAATAAACCGATTGGATTAAAAATCCTGCCGTATGTTCCTATTTTGATATAGAATTTATTATTTCCGTTTTTGGAAACAGATTTAGCTACTACTTTGGAGGATTCTTTTTTGACTTGTGGTTTATTCGATGAATCTATAAAGTCATGCTCACCAAGCATAGTATAAAATTGGTATGTTGTATCTTTTATTTCTTCTTGTTCTTTGTTTTTATTTTGTATGAATATACAATTTTCTGCCTTCATTTTTTAGGACTCCTTTTTTTCTTTATGCCTTTAGATCCTGGCCAAGTTGTTTTTGGCGGTTTTTTGATTCTGCTCATGCCAGATGGCAATGGTTTAGATTCTTCTTTATTATCTTTATACGAATTATGTTTTTGATATAGTGAAATTTTTTGATCTTCACTCATTCTTTCAGAATTTCTTAAAGCCAAATCTCCGATAGTTTTTAGTTCACTATCTGATTTTTTAACAGAAGCTGACTGAGTTAATACATCTATATGATAGAGTCTGTGTGATTTTCTTCTACAGTTTGGACAAGCTGGAGTAGGATTATAATCCTTTATATAAGCAAACAGTTCAAACGTTTGGCCGCAAGAATCACAACCATAAGTATAATTAGGCATAATAAAATTCTGGTAAATATGTTTTCCATTCCAATGGAATATCTGTCTTTATCTTACGTAGATGATGGGCTACTGGCAAGTATTTTTGACTCTTTGTTGGTTTTATTGGAATATTTATCAATGGCATATTTGCTTGTTTAGGCGTTTTATTGCCCTTTTTCCTGTTACAAGAGACACAAGCTGTAACTATATTTGTCCAACAAGTAGGAGACATTTTCGTATTGCTCCACACTGATCGTGGTATCACATGATCATATGTTAGATTATTGATCTCATATTGAATACCACAATATTGACAGGTATAGTTATCTCTAAGAAAGATATTTTTACGAGAAAAGATTAGAGTTTGATGACTTTGACGAAAAAATCTTTTAGTTCTTGCAACTGCTGGTATGGGATATTTTTTATTATTGGTGCCTACAATAAAATCATCTTTATAAAAATCTATAATATCTATACCGTAAGAAGCAGTATTTTCATATTTCATATGCCAAACCACAGCCCTTTTCCAAGGTATGATGGATAAGGGCGTGAAGTCAGCATTAAGTAACAAGCATCTACTGTTGTTCTTCTTCATACTCTATTTGTTCAAGTCTGGATAATATTTTACCAATAATTGGATTTCTAACGATATCATCGTTTAATAACTTAGATATTCCTACATTGTCTAAGTCTGATAAACTATTTATTAGTTTTATAAAACCACCCCGCATGGATCTATACAAATCTGATTGGCTTACATCTCCAGTTAGTACCATTTTACTATCGTTGCCGATACGTGTCAATAACATTTTTAGCTGATCATATGATGCGTTTTGACATTCATCGGCAACCACAAACGCGTTATGAAAATTTCTACCCCGCATTAAACCTAAAGGTACTACTTCAATTTTATGTTGAGTTTTTAACATACCATATTGGCTCATAGGAATAAAATAAGAAATTTCATCTAGTATTGGTAATAGATAAGGATGTAGTTTTTCTTCCGCCGTTCCGGGCAAAAATCCCAACCTCTCTCCAGATTCTACTACAGGCCTTGTTATGATAATTTTTTCAACCTTATCTTCTAATAGATACTCTAAAGCCATACCTACTGCAATATGGGTTTTACCACTACCCGCAACACCCTGACAAAATGTGATGGTGTTTTCAGCTATGGTGCGTATAAAATCATGCTGATTAGGAGTTCTTGGTTTTAGTCTATTTTTATAGACGGGATGAGGCGTCAATGGGTTTGTAGCATCTACTACCCTTTTCTTTTTATTTTTTCTCAAATTTTATACCTTTCCGAAATAAAGTTAAATTAGACATGCGCCGCCAGCACAACTAACTTCTTCTATTCCGGCAGTATTATCCTCTGTTTCTACTAGTTGTGTGTAATCAACCTTTTTAAACGTGTTGAATAAATCACAGTATAATTTCCAATTATAAACATCTTTCATACAATATGTTAAGCGTCTGATATCCCCATCAAAATATTTACCAGCAAAATTTTTCATTTTCATGATGAATTTAAGTTTTGATTCTTCGTCTTCTGCTTTTGCTTGATCGAAAGCGACATAATCACAAGCGGCCCAGAGATTTCTATCAAAAGCATTTAGTGCTAATTCTATTAATCCAGAACACCATAAAGCAGCATCGCCGTATTCTTTGACAATTTC